AATGGGCGCCGAAGCAAAATTCCTACAAGTTGATGGCAAATCAATCGAGCATTTGGAAAAGGATCTCGAGAACCTTAACAAACGGCTCGTCGCAAAAGGCCTGGACTTTGTTAACGACGACAAATACGTCCCGCCGACAGCTACAGAAGTTATTCTTTCCTACACCGAACGAACTTCAAAACTCGCAAAGATGGTTCGCAGCCTGATCGACTGCACCGAAGAAGCTTTGGACATTACCGCGGAAATGGAAGGCTTGGACGAAGGCGGGTCGATCACAATCGGAGTTGACGAGAACGCGCTCACACTCTCCGCGGAGCAGATCCGAATCTTGTCGGATATGAACGAGAAGGGCCAGCTCAGCCTGCAAACCTTGTGGGCGATTCTGGACCGCGCCGATCAATTGCCGGACGACTTCGATCCAGTGAAGGAAGAAGCGCTGGTTATAGCGGCCGCAGAACGGCAAATGGAAATGAATGCTAAGCAGTTTGATGCGGGAGAAGAGAGTCTGCCGTAGTGGACCCGATATCACTCACCTTCGACGCCTCAGAAATTCCGTTGGTGAGACTAACGGGCGAGATAAAGGCCGCGCGTGCCGTTATGCTGCGTCAGCATGGCCCAAACGCGTACGTCTACTATCACCGCCAGCTCGAGATTGAACACGAAGACTCTCAATGGTGCTGGTGCGATCCGGTTGTTATTGCTCAAAACGATCACAGGCCATCAGTATACTTTGCGAATGAGATTCTGAATCCTGTACTGCACTGAATGGCTCGTTCCGTCACAACTTACGTTCTCACGTTTAAGTCATCCATTCCCGATGATGCGAACAGACGTGCGAGCTTAAACATGTTTCTCAAAAAGGCGAAACGAGCGTATGGCTTGCGGCTCGTGCAAATGCGAACCGAAAGCACCGTGCAGAGAGCGCACAAACCCAAGCCAACGCGGCCTTACGTCGATATAATTGCCGCAGTGAACCAACAAACTGAACTGAAATGAGAAAAGGAGCAACCAGTGGACTTTGCAATTGCGTATAAACCAACATGGACTGATCGTTTACGCTGGAAATTGTTTCCGGTTGAGAGATGTGACATTCCTGACATTCCGGCGCGTGATTGCGTGATCGTGAGATCGACCTATCGGCTAAGTCTGCTCGGGCGGCTGCGAGCGCTATTGAGCGGGCGCATCGAAGTCGAGACGAAGACAGCTACTGAAAACATCGTAGGCGCGTGCGAGTCAAGTTCATGTCTGAATGTTAAAGCGCCGCGTTTTCTGGACCGCAGAAAAAGATGAACACTATCGAAGTATTGGCAATCGGAACGCAGGTAGTAATTGACGGCGAAATCCCGGCCACGATTCGCGCCGTGACCGTCTACTCTGATACGTGGGTGAAGTATCTCTGCGTTTGGTGGGACGAACGAAGCCGCAGAGAAGAATGGCTCTTGGCCGATGAAATCAAACCTCATGGCGACAGCAATAAACGCACAATGCTCATTCGTAGCGCACAAAAATGTCCGCAATAATGTCCGTGCTAATGGCGTGAGAATACGTCATTTACCGGATTTCTGTCCCCGGAAATGTCTTCGATCATCAGCACTGCTCGCGACTTTCGCGCCGAAGTCTTACGCGGCGACAGAGACATGCTGCGCCAACTCTCACAAGCGTATTCACTGATTGGTAAATCTCTGAATCGACAGTTTCGAGAACTGCAACGCGAGATCGAGCAAGCGCAACGTGAAGGGAAGACAGTCAATCGAGATTGGCTCAGGCTATCACTTCGTTATCAGGCGCTCATTCGACAAGTGAAGGCCGACATTGCGGGATACTCTGCTGGTGTTGCTCGCTTCGTCGAAGCCAGACAGCAGCAAGCATTTGACCTGGGCCAGCTTCACGCGACGTCGCTAATCACAGCCGCGCTGCCTGAGATCACTTTTGCTCGATTTCCTACAGAAGCAATTTCTGAACTAGTTGGAGTAATGCAGGATGGATCGCCACTCACTAAGGCACTCGATAAGTTAGGAGTTGAAGCAGCGAGTGGGATTCGTGAAGCACTGATCACCGGGCTTGGCTCAGGCCACGGTGCCACGAAGATAGCGCGCGAAGTGCGGAAGGCTATCGACATGCCGCGATGGAATGCGCTTCGTTTAGCGCGCACGGAAACGCTCCGTGCTTATCGTCAGTCAACTCTCGAAACATACGCGGAGAATAGTGATGTTTTAGATGGATGGTATTGGATCAGCGCAAAGTCCACCCGCACATGTGTAGCTTGCTGGGATTTGCACGGAACCTTTTTCCCGCTGTCGAAAACGTTTTTCCCTTCACACGTGGCATGTCGTTGCAGTTCGATTCCGGCAGTCAAGGGTTCGCATCCGAACATTCAAAGCGGCGCCGTAGCGTTTGCAGCGTTACCCACAGAAGACCAGCAAACAATCTTAGGACCATCCCGTTACGAGATGTATGCGCAAGGAACTCCACTTGATGATTTCGTTATTCTCACTCGAGATAAAGACTGGGGTGGAGCGTATCAGGTTAGACCTCTGTATCGAATGAGGGAACGGAAGAAAGCGGCGTGACGTTGAGAATGATCAGGTGACTCTCAATGCTTACCGGGATTTCGTTGCCATCTTCATCCACGATCTTGCATCGTAAGTCAGTATCCGGGGGTGGCCTAAAAACCGACTGTTCATCTTTATCCGGATCGTTCATCTGTTAGACCTCTGTGGAAGATGAAGAGTCAGAGACGGGCTGCTTAATTGCTGAGTCTAAGCGAGCGACTGTTCGGCGTTCGCTCATTCTTTAAGATGAAGCAGAGGAAACGGGAAGACTGATTTCGAAGTCAATGTCCGGTAAAGCCCACTCGGAATCCACGTAATGAAGTGGGCCGCGATACCCAGCGGCGATCCGTTCGGGATCGCTCATGTCGTTGGCTTCGATAGCCCTGATTGCGCGCTCCATAAGAGATGACGCACCGTGGGTTGACGACTCATAGACGCAGCGCAGGAACATCGCTATCCGTTGGCGTTCCTCGTCTTGAATCGTCATCGGAACGTGTTCAAGCCCACGGAAGCCAATCTTCCTCAGCGACCCGCCACCTTTGAGCGGGATGGTTTTCGGCAAGTGCCGCAGCGTGAGAATTAGCTGCTTCGGTTGGGAATTTACCAACTTCCCCAACAACGGTATCGCTGCTATTCCTGCGAGTGCTTTAGTAATGAATGATCGTCTGGTCATCTGACTTCTTCGTCACGTCGATTAGCATCCTGATTCCTAAGAGTAAATCGCGCACTGTGCAAGGCGGACTCATCCGCCACTTCTCAAGAACAACGTCGACATCCCGTTCGCTGAGAGTCAAGCCAAGCTCGTCTGCCTCAAGGTGGACCAGTTCGCGATCCGTGATTCGCCTGCTCACTCTCCAATAACCTCCGGCCAGTCCATTGCTTCTACTTCTGCACGGATGCGGGCTTCGTTCGCTGTCGCGTATTGATCCGCCACGGTTATGCCGTGGGATCGCAGACGTTCGCCCGTGGCCCTACAAATAACGATTCGGCCATCGTGACGAGCAATGATCGCGATGTTGTGTTCCGCGCACCACTCATCAATTTGTGAATGCTCCCATCCCGCAAAGGCGTTCGACAGGTCAGCCGCGCATCGGTGAGTTTCCCCGTGCAGTAGTACATCGCGCAAGATTTGCGCGCGGAATGCGGCAGGGAAATCCCACTTGCATTCAGGCGCTACGTATTCGTCGGACATCTGTAACTTACCTCGTTACAATTAACTATCAAGATGCCAAGTGTTGGCTGATGATGTCTGGCAAGTAAAGATCATCTGACCAATCATTATCGCCGTGATCATCGCAAACGTCCCGCAAGGCAGCGATTGCATCGGCCCGCTCTTGGATCAACTCTTCACAGCTAAGGTTCTCCCCGCCGAGACCTCGCAGAGCAGCGCCCAACTGTTCGCGCAAGACTGCCTTGCGCCCTCGCATGTATGCGGCTTCTTCGGCTTCTGTCATGGTGAAACAATCAACGGCTGTTTCTGCTGCGCCGCGATCTCAGAAGCAGTCAACACTCGTCTTTCCTGCTGCGTGACTGTGATGCCCAGCACGTTCAGGTTGTGCTCGCGCTGTGCGCCACACTTACCACAGACAAGCAAGGCAGAAGGGATAACTTCTCCCGCCAGCGATTGAGTCACAATCGGCACTGGATGAACGTAGGTGGTGGCCCAGCCAATTGACGAACACTGCGGGCATTTAGGTTTGTAGTTGCGTGCTTCGAGAGCGTTAGTAACGAGACGGACAAGTTCGGGTTGGGTATCAGGCGGCGGGTCGATCTTGCGCATCGCGTCGGCAATCAACTCGGCCTTGGTGTCCTCAGGCGGCAGAGTGGGCGTCATCGCGTCCTTAAACTTCTGCAACTCGCTGATTCGATCACGAACTGGAAGAGATCTCAGCATCTCCGCTTGCGCCTCTGTTAGCGGAACGTCGCCGGGATCTCGCAACGCGCCTTCGTATATCTCGCCTGTATTTGGATTGCCCAAAGGGGTGACTCCTTTCAACCTTTCAACCCTAGCCGAGTCTGATTCTACCTGAATCTCACAAATCACAAGCTGGAAAATTCATTCCCTGATCATTCTGTCTGACCCGCGCAGAGCCTCACCCTCTGCCCTCACAAAGATTATCCGATGCCAGGCAAAGGAGCCATTGAATGCCAGTTGAATTCGTAGTTGACTCGATCGATTCGGTCGATGAGTCGATTCGCGGTGCGTACGTAGAAAACGAGGGCAAGTTTAACTTCGACCCTGACAAGTACGCCGAGATCAAGGCCCAGGGCCTCAAAAGCAAAACTAAAGAGCTGCTCGGTAAGCTCACCAAGGCGAATGACAGCCTGAAAAGATTTGAAAAGTTCACGGACTTCGAAGAAGACGATCTGACCGAGTTTCAGACCTGGCGCGAGAACAAAGATAAGACGCCACCGCCGGACGATAAGGCGAAGGGTTCCACGGAACTGCAAGCACAGTTCGATAAGGCCAGAGAAAAGGATAAGGCCAAGTGGGACGGGGAAAAGACGACACTCGAAACACAAATCGCCGAACTCACGCGCGAAAATAAGCACTTCAAGCTCACTGTTCCCCTGCGTGATATCGCCGTCAAAGCCGGCGTGATTGCAGACGACCTTGACCTCGTTCTTCTTGACACCGCAAAGCGGTTTACGTTGAACGAAGACGACAAGATCGTAGTGCTCGACGAAGACGGTGATCCCACGGACATTACGCCGCAGAAGTTCTTCGAAACTCTCTATCGTGAACAGCGTCCAAAGTTCTACGCCGCTTCAGGTGCAAGTGGCAGCGGCGCACCGAGCTCGACCGTCTCAACTGGTGGCAAGCGAACAATGCGCCGCGCAGAGTTCGACAAGATGTTGCTGGCAAACCCGCAGCAAGCTAACGCCTTCATGAAAGACGTGAGCGCAGGCAAAGCAGCACTCGTCGACAATTAAAGCGGTTAGGCCGCTCACACGCACATTCTCACAAAAGTTTCCACTCTCACTGATTAGGTCGGTGATGAGATAGCTCATCAACCCTTAACTAACTCAGGAGAAATTCTCACAAATGGCTAACACCCTCACAGACCTCATTCCCACCATGTATGAGGCACTCGACGAAGTTTCACGTGAGCGCGTCGGATTCATTCCGGCCGTGTCGAAAAACTCCAGCGCGGAGCGGGCCGCGCTCGATCAATCAATCAAAATTCCTGTCGTTCCGGCGACCACGGCTGAAGCCGCGAACACTCCAGGTGTAACCGCTCCCGACACTGGCGATCAGACGATCGGCAACGTCGAAATGAAGATCACGAAGTCTTATCACATTCCGGTTCGCTGGAACGGTGAAGAGACGCGCGGCCTTCTGAACGCCGGAACCTATCAGTCGACCAACCGTGATCGCTTCAAGCAGGCGTTCAGACGCCTCGGCAACCTGATCGAGGCGGACCTTGCGTCGTCCTACAAATACGCTTCGCGTGCCCATGGCACGGCTGGACAGACTCCATTCGGCACCGCCGATAACCTGACCGACTTCGCTGGCGTCATGCGCATTTTGGAAGATAACGGTGCGCCTCCGACTGACCTCCGTTTGGTGCTCAGCAACGCCGCAATGCAGAAAATTCGCGGCGTCCAGACCTCACTTTGGAAAGCAAACGAAGCGGGCACTGACGAGCTTCTGCGCGATGGCAAAGTGATGCGCGTGATGGGCTTCGACATTGGTCAGTCTGGCCAGGTTGCGACTCACGTTCACGGCACGACCACTGATGCGACGTTGACCTCGACTGACTACGCGGTCGGTTCAACTACCCTGACTCTCGCGAGCGCTGGCACTGGCACCATCGTTGAGGGTGACATGGTGAATATCGCGGGCGAGAACAACGGCATCAGGTACGGTGTTCGCACCGGCGATGCGGATGTTTCCAACGGAGGCACGGTCGTATTGAATGCTCCTGGTCTCACGATTGCGCAGACCACGAACACTTCGGTTATCGCACCGACTGCGGCCAACTTCTCTGCCAACCTCGCATTTCACAAATCGGCAATTCAGTTGATCACCCGCGCCCCTGCGCTGCCGGACGGCGGCGATTCCGCTGTCGACTCCGCGTTTTTGGTCGACCCGGTTTCGGGCATTGTGTTTGAAGCAGCACTTTACAAACAGTACCTGCAAAACGTGATTCACATCCGCGTTGCGTGGGGCTGGAAGGCAATCAAACAAGAGCACATCGCTGTTCTTCTTGGTTAACGAAGCGGGGCGGGTGAAACTCCCGCCCGTTTCTCACTAATAAAGAGGATTCCCCAAATGCAAACAGTGAAGATGTTTGGCCCAGCGTTGAGCGGCCCTGCGCGTCTCGTTAATCGCGACGTGCCGGTCGCTGACGAACAGGCATATGTTCGCGCTGGTTACAAGCGTGGCTCAATTCCAGAACCGGTTGAAGTCGAATCGGCACCTGAGACTCCCGTCGAGACCACACCAGAACCAAAACCCTCGAAGCGTCGCAAGGTGGTGTCTGAATGAGATGGAAGAATACCGAGACGCCGACTTTTGCGGGTAGCGATGGCAACCAGATCAGCGGGCCCGATGTCGTTGAAACCCTCGAACTCGTGGATCGTGATGGCAACGTCGCAGCGGCCTTCGCAAAAGACGTTGAAGGCGCGTTTACACTAAACGTAAACGGCAATATCAACAGTCCGGTAGTTGGTCCAACGGAACCATATTCCGGAGCCAGTTCATTTCAACCAGTCGGCCCTGATCTCAACCTGGCGGCAACCGCGGGAAGCGACGATCCAACAAATCCGAAGTTCCTTGCAGCGGTCATGGGAAACATCGTCGGCGACGCCCCTACGAACCAAGCCAACTATCTCGCCGGCGTGATCGGCGCCAACTCGCTCGATTGCTCCGATAGTGACTATCCAACAGCGGCGGTCATGGGCGTGCTGTTCGATGGCGCGCAAGTCGATTCAATCGTACTTGCAGATCTCGACGGTGACGATGGCGGTGCGGCCACAAACGCTCGAGCGGCTTTCGGCGTCAAGGTCAACAACAACAATCCTTCCTCTGGCTGCGAATTTGGTCTAAGCCTGAAGGACGCCGGCAACGCGAACTATTCGGGCGGCGGCAACCCGTTTGAGCCGAGCAAGGCAGACATAGAACTCAGCAACGGGCTTTATATCGTCGCGCTCGACACCGCAATCACCGCGAATTCAACTACTACCACCGCTCCGGCCGGATCAATCGGCATCACTTCTCACGCCACAGGCCGCGGAAAACTATTCATGTCTGACGGTACGAAGTGGCAGTTTGCTGTCGTCGCGTAATCAATGGCCCTCATCGCCACCATCGGAGGATCCACCTCAAACTCTTACGTCACGCTTACTGAGGCGAATGACTACTTTGCCGATCGGCTAAACACAACCGAGTGGGATGCTGCTACGAGCGAAACAAAAGAGAAGGCACTTGTAACCGCGACTCGTCGAATCGATGAGGAACAGTTCTTTGGTTACAAGGTTTCGAATACGCAGGCGCTGAAATGGCCGCGCTACAACGTGCTTGATGAAGATGGATTCTTTTTCTTCGCCCCTGATTTGATTCCTGAACCGATCAAGCAAGCCGTTTTCATTACCGCGCTGGAACTTTTAAGAGCGGATTTCCTTGCCGAGAACTACATGGGCAACTTTTCTTACTTCTCGGCCGGCACAGTGCAGATCAAGCAGTTCACGCAACAGAGCGCAGGAAGATTGCCCTCTGACGCGTTTCGTTTGTTACAGCGTTTTATGACCTCTGGTAATGGCGGTCGACTGGTGCGCGCATGACCACGCCGATCGGAATAGCTTTGAGCCAACTCGCGAGTTTTGGCGACGTGATCTTTGAAAATGTCTATCCGGATATCGGGCGAGTCGAAAGGCCGGAGTTCAATCCTGCGCCGGAGTACTTCCCGATCGCTGATTCGATTGGTTGCTCATGGGCACCGGCCGGCAAAACAGGAATGGAATACATCCGCGCCGGACAGATCAACGCAGTCGTCGCTTACGAAATTACGATGTCTGGATCAGTCGACATCAAGCCGCAGGACAGGTTCATCGTTGAGGCTCGAGGTGAAGAACCCGAACACACGTTTGAAGTCAAGGCAATCTTGAGAAACGCGGGCTTGCCAATGACAGTTCTTTGCACGCTGGAAGGATAGCTTTGTCGGTCCAATCGAAAAACTATTTGCCTCGCATTAGTTCGCAGATTGAGAAATCAATATCTGCGGCGATTAAGAACGCGGCGTTTTCGATCGAGGCTCACGCCAAGACATTAGCGCCGGTCGACACTGGATTGCTGCGCAACTCGATTCAGACACAGATTGAAGGACCAACGAAAGCGACCGTGGGAACAGGTGTTGAGTACGCGCCTTACCAGGAGTTCGGCACTCGACACCAAAAAGGGAAGGCGTTCTTAACGCCCGCGGCTGATGAAGTGAAAAAGGAATTTGAGAACGACCTGTCGAACATTGAAAGGTCTTTGAGATGAGTGAAATGAAAACAGCAACAGCACGGCCTTGGTTTCAACTGAAGTTCTGGATGCGCGTTCGCGAGATCGAGAGCGTTCGCATCCCGAGCGGCTGGACCGGATGCGCGGAATTTTACGTGCCGTTTTGGGCGTGGCCGCTTGAATTGGGCCATAGGCTGATCTTTGGAAATCCGAAAATCGGACTCGCGCAGTAATGGGCCACGAAGCAGCAGCCGCAAAACTCGCAGTCGAAGCAGTGTTGCCCGGCACGCTCTTTGAGTCGGCCCCGCAAAATGCCGTGCTGCCCTACAAGCTTTGTCGCCAGCGTAGTCCCGGCACGGACTCACAAGTGATCGGTGGCGTACGTGCGATGACCTCCCCATTGGTCGACGTCGGCATTTGGGTCGAATGGGATCCCTACTCAGCCGTTGCGCAAACAGGCGCAAAAGAGATCGACGAGGCAATGGAATCGCTCAGAAGTTATTCGGTCACTGACGCAAACGGCGACACATGGGAAGTTAGTTCACGCAGCGAAGGCGGTGCATGGGTCAGAGAAGAAGTTGACACGAAGGCGGGCGGCAAAAAGTTTTATTGGGTTGGGCGCTCATATCGCTTGAGCATTTCAGCAGCATAAGGAGATTAGATGGCATTCACTCACACATGGGGCCTCACATTCAGGTCCGGCGGTCAAAGCGTCTCGTCCACCACTGAGACCGTAACCTCGTCTGGCGAAGCAAACATTTCGGAAAGCATTCCCGACAACGCCGACGATTACAAGATCAACATCGCGATCGACATCTCGGTCTTGAAATCGATCTTCATGCTGGCCTCAGTCGACATGGAACTTTACACGAACGCCGATCACGATGGCGCGTTTGACCACCATATCTCACTAAAAGCAGGTCAGGCGCTTCGCTGGACAATCAACAGCGTTGAGGCCAGTCCCTTCGCAGATGACGCAAGCGATGTTGTCGACGTTCGTGTGACCAGCGCCGATCCGGGTACGCTGCAAATCTGGACCCTGCAAGACGGCACTCCGTAATGAGACACGCCTGTAATTGCGGTCTCTCATACCGCAATCCTCAAGATCTCGACGAACACAAGCGTGTTGGTTGTCGCGTTGAACCGGGTAAGGGCGAATCGCTCATAGCCGAGGACGTGGAAGAAGTCGAGCAGGAAGTCTCACCCGAACCTGAAGAAGAAAAGGAATCCTCACCATGGCAAGAGCCGATGTAAACATAGTTTCCCAAATTGGCGTCGAAGCAACGCCTGGTACTCAGGTTGCTGGCGATCTGCGACTGCC